CGGTACCATACTCGCTCCACCCGCTCCCGGGTGACGGGGCGGAGGGCGGTGAGGGCGAGGTCGAGGGCTTCATGGAGCTTGTCTTCTTCGCTTCTTCCCGCGTCATGGCTGGGCCTCCCCACCTACAATTTTCAAAAGGGCAGTCAGACTTCTGCTTGCATTGGTGATTTCGCGAATCGCTTCCTTTTTGTTTATAGTCGCAGTTTTCATTTCATCTGAAATTTTTACTCCAAGAAGCCAATCGGCAGACACACACATTTTTTCTGCGATGTTGACTACCCCTAGAGCATCCGGTATCCGTTGTCCGGCCAGATAGAATCCCACAGTAGCGCGGGACATACCGAGTTTTTTGCAAACTGCTCCAGCGTCATACGGCCTTTCAACTCCAGGAGTCGTTCTTGGAAATACGGGAACCTAGTTTCGTTTCTATTTACTTTAGGGCGTCCCATTATTCATCCCCTCCAGCATCTCCATCTCCTTCGCGCTCAGGATCGGCGCTCGTGTGTTCCAGGCGAGTCGGATGTCTAATTTGATGTCATCCATTGCTTTCTCAGCCTCCGCCAATATTCCCGGAACCAGCACTGCCACTGATAGCACCCTTTCATGAGCCGGCAATCACCTTTAGCGGCGCAGGCTTCACAGGGGATTTTCAACCTGCCCATTTCGCATCCGCCTCATTTCGTCATTGTAAAGATCTGTTTTCATATATCTGTATATTTGCCCTTCGCTCAATCCCGTTTCTTTTGCTGCCTGCTGTACATTGAGCCCAGAACAAATAGCTCTTGCAGCAGACTTGACCCTTGATCTATACTGCTCTGTTTTTTTATCCGGGCAATTCCCCTTACACTTTTGGGGGTCTAAATCACAATGCAGGCATTTTTCTACCCACTCCATAGGATCATTTGTGTAAATCGGTTGATCCACTTCCAGGAACCCCCTTCAAAAACCCGTCCACTGCGTCTACCAGTTTATCCGCCGCCTCTATGGTGCGCCGTTTACGATAGTCTGTGGCATACCACTCTACGGTCTTGAAAAACTGCCCGCTGTATTTCGAATACCGTATGCGGGCCTTGGCGTTCTCCCAAGCTTTCTCAATTTGACGTTTTTCCCTAGCCCCGTCCTGTCTGGCAATGTACCCAGCTCGGTATCTGGCATACAGCCGAGCCAACGCCTGATAGGCCATCTGATCTTCCAGAGCCAATCCGTGAGGCATAGGGTCACCATTCATTGCGGCACGTTCAAATTCAAATACCATTCCAAAACCCTCACCGCAGACTGCCATCCGTGGCAGGTCTCCCAGTAATAACCCTGTTTGAGCAATTCTTCGCCCCACCATTCCTGCTCAGGGGATGCGCGCCCTGTCTCGTTTTTCAGTTCGATGTACAGCCCATGATATTCTCCGCGCGCAACCGGCAGGCACAGGTCTGGAACACCTTTCTTTACCCCCATCGCCTTGTCCGCCATGACGCGCCCGCCGCCCTCTCCAGTCTCGTTCTTGATGTGGAACAGCAGCTTCAGTTCCGGCCACTTGGAGCGGATAGACGGCTGCTGGCTCCATCGAATGACGTTGATCTGATGTCTTGTCTCTCTCATGCGAATAGCCGATTCAATATCTGGCTTGCCTCCCCCTTCGTTAGATTTTTCGCGTTGAACCCCTTGCACCTGCGCTGGATGATCTTGAGCTGCTTTTCTGTGGCCGGTTTTCGCTCCCAACGCTTCACAGTCGCCACATCCCAGATGTATTTCTCGCTTTGGCGTTTCTCCGACAGGAAGGTATATACCTCATCCAGCACCTCCTGCATGGGCCGTCCGAACACATTCCCCAGCGCATCTGGGCATGGGATTGCTATCTTTTTCTTATCCAGCAAGGACAGCACCAGAGACCCGTCTGGCATGCGGAAATAATTAACCCCGTGCAGGTCGTACTTCTGCCCCTTCGCCCACAGGTCCACAAACTGGATATTCTTGATCCAGCTCTCCGGGCAATCCGATGCGGCTGCGGCCAGTGAGGGAAGTTCGAACAGGTCGCCCTGCACCTCATCCGCCCTCCTGGCTGGCACGTTGTCCATGTCTATTCCGATCAGGGTCGGAGCCGTGCACAGGCTGGCTTTTCCCGTCACGCCCACGCAGTCGATCAGTGTGAGCTTGTCCTTTCCTGGGTAGAGACGCAGACCCCTTCCGACCATCTGACAGTAGAGACTATCCGACTGCGTTGGCCTTGCGATGATGACCGTCTCCACCCGCGGGATATCCGTTCCCTCTGTGAATACCATACAGTTGACAATGCACGGGATCTCTCCATCAGTGAACCGCTGTATGATGTCCGCCCTATCCCGTGTTTCACCAGCGACCACGACCGCGCCTGGGATGCGGTTGGCTATCTCGTTAGCCTGGCGGACAGACACCGCGAAAATCAATGTAGCCCCCTTTGCGTACTTGGAATAAGCCTCAGCGATCGCGTCTGCCGTACCCTCCATCGCCTCCTCCAGCTCTCCGGGCGCGTAATCCCCCATGCGGGTGTGCACGGCTGACAGGTCGAATCCGATGTTGGCACGAAGGCAGTGGATATCCGTCAGATAGCCGTTTTCGATGCCCCACTTTAGGTCCCGCCGGAAGATAATCTTCTGAAAAACGTCGTTCAGACGGACCTTGTCACCTCGGTTGGGTGTTGCCGAGAAACCCAGGGTAAGGCGAGGGGTGAAGTAGTCCAAGATGCGGCGGTAGGTGTTGGCGGCAGCGTGATGACATTCATCCACGATCACCATATCAAATTCATCCGGTCGAAAGTGGGACAGCCGCCGAACGAGGGATTGCACGCTGGCGGACACTACTTCCTCGCCGTGGCTATGCTGAGATGCCCGTTCCACCCCGTAGGAGCAGTCATAGTACTTCCGAGGTTGTTCCACTAGCTCTTCCCGGTGGCTCAGGAGCAGTACCCGGCCCCGACGCGGAATGTTGGCGAAGGTGACCGTCTTTCCCAGCCCCGTCGCCATCTGGCACAGGTACGATCCAGGTGGTTGCGTCTCGATGGCGGCGATGCACTCGCGCTGGTAATCTCTTAGCTCCATGTAACTTCTGTATCCTCCTGTAACTTTATTTACAGATGAAAAATCCAGTAATTTCAACGCTTTAGGTACATTTCTGTAACTCTGTAACTTTTCCCCGCATTTTTCTATATAAGGATTGTATCTGCTTGTCGTCCACAATATAAGGACAAATGTATTTTTTCACACATATATACTTTCCTAAAAAAGTATTGCGGGGGGGTTACAGAAGTTACAGAATTACAGAAATCAAAGCGGCAACAGGTCATCTTCAACAAATTCCCGACTTAATTTAGGTAGTTTTAGACAAACACAGTTGGGTGACTGCCCGTTTCCGATGTAATGAGTTTTTGTATACCCCTTCGTCCCCGCTTCGATTAATCCGCGTGTCCGCAGGTGGCTCAACAGCGCCTTTGGGTTGATGGCGTTCTCTGCGCACACGCGGTTAAACACAGACCGAATAATATAGGCGGTATTGTCCTCCACCGCTCCGTAGCAGTCCCCGGTTTCGGTCACGCCACGCAATTTGTTGGCATTGACAGCGACCCAATCACACAACACCTCATAGCCCCGGTCCGCCAGGCTGACTGCTTCGCGGGCTTTCAAAAACTCACCAAGCTCCTGAGCGGTCAGCGCCCTTTCGTCGTGAAAAATCCACTCGGTCGCCAAAGCGTCTGCCGTGAGCACCACAGCGGCGGCCATTGCCTGCTTGTCTGTTGTGTTGGATGCCGTACACTCTTGAAAAAACCTATCGTACAGCTCTGCCGCGCGCTCCCTTGCCCCCGGCTCCATCAGCCGAGACACGAACTCCCGGCCAGCCCAGCCATAGTTTTCCTTTAGGATGTTTGCCGTTTTGTGACCGTCCCGGATGGCCTTTTCGCTGGCAAGGCACTCGATCTCGATGACTCGGTTTACCGCGCCTGCGCCGTCGCTCTCTCCCACGATAGGAGTCTCCCCCGATGTGATAAAACAGTTGGCCCACGTGGGTGTGTAGTTTAAGCCAAGGGAGCGGTTTCCCCGGACCTTGCCGGACCCGCTTGCCAGCTCGTAAACATTGAACACCACGTTCCCATGCTTGTCCTTTGCAAGCTGCAAGTCGTCCAGGAACAGAGGAAGGGAGTGTAGGAATCCGGCCATCAGCTCAAATCCCACGCTGGTCCCCCGGAAGGTCTGGAAAAACGACTGCCCAACTGCTGGATTTGCCCATACGCTGGCCCCCAGCATCTGCGCCACAGTTTTGCCCGTCCCACTGTCCATGCCCCACAGGTGGACAAAGAATGGCAGACAGCCCAGCGGCTCCACCAACACCGAAGCGAATGACGCCGCCAACACGATGCGGGCGGTAATGCTGTATGACCTGGCATCAAGCGCTTCCGCTTTCCACGCTTCATAGCTGCCCACCTGTGATATGGCCCTGTACGCACCCCGGAAAGCGTCGGCGCTGTCGAATACGATCCCTTTGGTGTAAGGTGAAAATCCTTCCTCGTTCCATCCCATGCGAGACACAGCCTTGACCTCTGGTATTATGTCTTGATTGAGGTCCAGCATATCCCGCAGGAAATCCACCAGGGCGTTTGCCCGCTCTCCACTGGTCACGGATACGCCGACACTGGAGAGCCGGTCCACGATCTTGTTAGCCGACGAGATGTCTTTGGCGTCCACCACCACTTCGCTTTTGTGGTGGCCCCGCCAGAACAGCAGTTTGACTTTGATGAGCCCCGTATCCACTCCCCTCAGGCGCTGTACAGGCATGATAGGGTGTGAGCAGGCCCACACGGTTCCGTTATTCCCGTGCTTCCAGATACCGCCCTCGTCGGCGGTCCACTCTCCTGTATTCAGTTCAAAGGGCTGGTCTCCAAACTCGGACACGCCGTCGTCCGTGATGACGGGAAGGGTTAGTTCTTTCAGTTTCTTTTTATAAAGGCCAAAGAGCTTTTTGAAAATGTATATGCGGGCATGCCTGTTATCTGTTATGACCTTCCGGGAAC